CGCAAACTTACAATCTCGTTGCGTAATTCGGTTAATTCTTTCTTTTGAGCCTCAGCGGTTTCCTGCCACATCGCAAGCACCGCTTGGGCTTGCTTGACTTGGAGGGAGTCCGCAGTAAAGCGACCCCGTGTCAGCCAAGCAACTGCACCGCCAACGATTGCGCTGATGGTGCCGATGATAGTGGTTTCAATTAAGTTCACCCGTGCCTACTTGTTGGGTTCGCCCTTTGATTTATCCAACGCCATCCAACCGACTGACAACAAGGTCAATACCGAGCCAATGATTTCGGTGAGGGTAGCGGTGTCAATGATACCTTTGGCGACGAGTGTGCCTCCAATAAAGGTGAGCAAGTGGCGAAGCAGAGCGATGACGGCTGATTTCATAAGGGGGAGTTTTGGTTGGTCGGGGTTACGGCGAAATAGGCGCATAAGGGGAAATGTTATTTTTGTGATTGTGTTGCAAATTCTTTGTAGTCAGCGGCGTATTGTTCCTCCCACCCGCTGAACGAGTGAACGCCACAGGGTTCGGGCCAAACCACGAATGCGGCGAGGTCTTCGGGGCAGGTGTCGTGGAATAGTATGTCCACCGCAAATTCGGGGCGGGTCTTGATGCAGTTTCCTTCCACATCGGTAGCGGCGCAGAGGTGTCCGAGCGCCACAGCGAAGTCCAGCGGTTGCAGGGATTCCCCCAAAAGTTTCTCGGCGGTGGCCCCGTCGGGAAATGCGAACTTGCGGAAGGTGGGCATGGTTATGCGGTGAGGGCTGCGAGTTCGGCGTTGGTGAGGCGGGTGGTGTAGAGGGCCATAGCACGAAGGCGGCAGTTGCCGATAGCATTTGTCGTGCTTAAATCAAGGGATATTTGATTGAGTTGAGTGATTATTTGTGCGCCTCCATTTGTGAGCGTGTATTGAGTTCCGTTCACAAAACAAACCACTCCCGAACCATCATAGCCCCAAGCAATTTTAACTCCATCCGCAGTTGATGGTGTAGATAAAATATCGCTTTGACCATTCACAATACTTCGCACGATGTTTGTGGTAGCAACCGCTAATCCAATATTATTGCTTGACCCAAAAATCTGAATCCAACGAGTTGCCGTTGATGTCAATCTCAATGAGTATGTTAAGTCAAGGTAGAATGTTCCAGCCGTCTGCCCGATGGACCCGCTGACGGCTCCCGTCGCGGACACCAAATCACCGCTTCGGCTTCCCGTGCCTGCGGTGGTGGGGATGTAGGATGTGGCCACCGAGCCTGTTTCTACTTGTGCGCCCCAGCCGTAGAGGACATCGGTGACTGTGCCTGAAAAGGATGGCGCACGAGTTGCTCCGCTTGCGGTAATGAGGGCAGCGAAAACGCCATTAGTTGTACCACTCGCATTGCAAGTTGCGGTGAATGCGCACCGATACCATCCGTTACCGTAGTTTTCAACGCGAGCGTTGCGATTAGCGTCAGCCGTTCCTCCACTTGCGACTACCGCCCCAACCTGCAAGTCAAAGTTGGCATAGCCTACTTGCGTAAATTGTGGAGAGCCAAATGTAAGTTGCACATATCGTCCTGCGTCGCCTGTGCCTGCCTTGAAGAAAGCCGACTGCGTGTAAATCGTGCCGCTTGTATAGGTGATTTCAGTTGGTGAGTTAGAAAAGAGTTGATGTGATACATTCCCACTCGTAGGACTTAAAGCATTAGCCGTGAAAGTGCCATCAGGTGCTTTGAACGCATCCGTTGAACCTGTAACCCTTGTTACTCTTGGTGTACTGCCAGCCGATAAATTCCAATTACTCCCAGCCGCCCACACTTCGCTATGAAATACCAAGTTCGTCGCCGCAGGCTCAACGAGGAGCGCAGGACAGCCCGCCGTTCCGCCGCTTGTGTAGTAGTCCAAGCGTGGGATGCCCGATGCAACGGATGCGATAAGCCCCGCAGATGTGAACCTCCGTGCCTCGGTGTTGCGGGTAACGGTGAAGTCCCCCGCCCCGCTGGTGGGAATTTGGGAGTATAGTTTCCCCGTCTTGGAACGATAGGGGACAATGAGTAAAGATGGTGCTGCGGGCATTAGTCTAAATTATAGGTTCGCACTTGGAGGCAGTTTTCAAAAAGGGTTTCTTTGGCGGTGGCGGAATCGGCGGTTGCACGGTTGTTAAATACATTCCACACCGTATCGGTCCACACGAAGAAATTGTAATCTTGGAAGGTTGCAATGAAACGGGCTTGCAGGCAGTCGTTGCTTGCGGTTTCGGCAGCGGTTGCGCCGTCAGCAGATGCACGGACATTGTAGGCCGCCCAATAAGGGTTGCCCGAACCGCCGAGTATTAGCGAGCGGGGATAGCCGTATCCGTAGCCGATGAACATCGCTTACAGGAAGGTGTAACCGATGACGCTACCCACCGATGGAGTTACCGCCGTAATCTTGCCGCCGTTGCGTCCCGAAATAACTATTCCCGCAGACACGGACTTGGCTGACATTGCGTAGGCGGCCAATAGGTCTTCCCCTCCTGTACCCGTCAAGGTTGTGAAGGTAGCGGCGGCGTTCACCACAAGGAAGTCGTAATTCTTGCCCGTGACGGGAGCGTCCACGAATTCCATCGTGCCGCCTTGGCCGAGCATTTGTTGTAAGATTGGAGTTGGCATTGCTTGCGTATTTAGGGTAAATGTAGGTTAGGTCGGAATTTCACAAATGCTGTGGCTATACGGAAGTTGGAACGACAAGGTTGCCACCCACCCCGCCGTGCGGTCATCTCGGCTCTCTACAAAGCGTGTAAGCGATACGCTGGATGAGAGGGTCCAGTCCTCGCTTGGGTCGTTTGTAAGGGCTGATATGAAGTCCTGTGCGATTTGCAGTTGGTCGCTCAAAACTTCATCCTCATTGTCTTGCCAACCCAGCGTCGGGCTTCCCGAAACCACTCCACCCATCGTGGCAATGGATTCAACACGGTCGCTAAAATAGACACCCACAGTAAGAGCCAAAGTCCCTGCATCCGTAGTCGCTGACTGCACATCCGCAAACACCAACGGATAGACGATTCGCTCACGGCTTGGGGTGCGAAGGTTGATGGTGTTGTCCGTTCCGATTGCAAGCGGGTCCCCCGTCCCGAACGAGTTTACCTGCGGGTGAGCATTTGCAAGCGCAAGGAGTGCCTGCTTGATTTTTATCCATGACATAAGCCTGTAATTTCAGAATATTTTTTGAGTGCGCTCCCATAGGGTTCAACAGTTATTGCAGTAGGGGTCGTAGCCGTAAGGCCAAGGGCGGTCCAGTCCAGCACCACGGCGCAGGGTTCTTGCATCCAAGGCCATCCCCGTGTTGTAATTTGTCCCGTTTGGATAGATGGTGTCCAAAGCAGATGGCGGGGAGTTGAACAAGGGATAGTCGGTGCGGTTCTCCATCAAGTATCTGGTAATCCTTTCCGAATACCACTCGGCATCGTTCTTCACTTTGTCCGTCAAGCGGGTAATCTCATCCATGCTCATTTGCGAAGATTCCTCGCTGGTACGGCGGACCATGCCCTTGTTCATGTACTTGAATGCCAATACCATCGGCAGTTCGTAATAGAGCCATTGCACCATTGCAGGCTGGATGTAGTCCTCCAAGAGCGTCGTGTTCAAGGCCGTAGTCGTGCCGCTGACCACCTGCGTCACCATCTCCGAGTACAGGGCCGACCCAACGATTGGCTGAATACGCATCTCCTGCACCTTCACGATGGTGGGCCGAATCTGCGTAAACGATACATTCTCGTTTATGACCGAGTTGTCCAGCAGGGTTTGTTCGCTTATGAATAGTGCCTTCATGCCTTTGTGATTTTGTTGCCCTTACGGATTACAATCTGCTGCTCCCAAATGTGTCTGCATTGGGGGCGGTTCACTCCGCTGGCGGTGTGGTACCAACCACCTCGGCGATTCCAAACCGAATAGCCCATGATGTTGGAGATGCCGTTGATGTCGTCCCGTGTATAAACCTTGCCTTGGTCAGCCAGGTCCAGCATGACCTTGCAGAACTCACGGCTGGTCCGTTTGTCCTTGTTGCTGAACCCTGCGGCCCATGCGTATTTGTAGCGGACCTCAAGCACGGGTTCTGCGACCTCCTTGATGTTCTTGGGCAGGTTATGCTCTGCAATTTGGTCCACCGCTCTTGCAATGGGGTAGCGGTCCTTCGTAATCAAGTAGGCGACCCGCTTGGCGACTTTCGCTTTGCTGACACCAAACTCCTTGGCCATTTCTTCCACGGATGCATCTCGGTTCTTCTTGCGGTACTTTTCAATTTTCTCGTCCAACTCTTTCTCTTCCTCCCCAAGTTCAGCGAAGGCTTGTCGCACCTGGTCATCTAAATCGGCATCAAACCGCATTGGCTTGGAGTGCATGACAACATAGTCATCCGCATTGCTTCCAAACTTGCTTGCGACCACCTCCAAGACCTTAAATTCCTCGTCCCCCCATCCATAGTCCTCGGTATCTTCTTCGCCCCATGTAGGCTCGGAGAACGCCTGCTCTTGCACTCCGAGCAGGGTGTTAACTTCTTCGGGTGTTAGACCGAATCCAGCGGATAGCATCGTGCGAGCCATCTCCAGCGTGATTTTCTCCTGTGCGTAGTGGCGGACGATTCTCATCAAGTTTTGGTATTCCCTGCCCGACAACTTCTTAATGTTGTCGTTCCCCATCATGGCGGGCGTTTGCGGAACCTCGTCGGGTTGGGGATTCGGTCCCACCACATCGGCGGGTTGCTTTTCCAATGCAGGGAGGCCCGCTTTTTCCCGTAGTTCTTCGGGGGTCATGATTTGCATCAGGGCTTGCTCGGATAGTCGCTCCGTAATCGGCTCCACGGGAATAAGTTCCATCCCTTCCACGCCGTTAAAAGACCCCAAATAGTTTATCATCCGCTCCACCTTCCGCACTCGGTCGTTCACATAGGTCGCCTTGAATAGTTCGTACGCCTCCACCAGTTCCTGCCGTCCACCAAGTTGGCCTTCGGTCTTCACGCCGAATAGCATCGGGTTCACGACACGGTGCGAAATAAATATTTCGGACTGGATGGCCTTGTTCAAAATCTCAAACTGCTTGTCCATGTCGGACGGAGTCAGCGGTTCAAGCGTCGGGGCTTTGCTGACATCATCATTAAAAGTCACCACAAAGCGTCCAGCATTATCGGTCCCGCTGAACTTGCGTTTAATCTGCCGCTCAATGTCGCCCTGTTCTTCGGGCGTTGGGATTCCGTTGTTGAAGTTTATCAAGTACCCGCCCCAAAAGTTGTTCCGCAAGTTGTTGTTGTGGAAGTTTGCGACCTGTACGTCTGCTTCAATCCAAGCGTTCCCTCCGATGTATTCGGGGAGAGGGTAGTGCTTCACGCCTGCTGCGTACACCCGATAGTAGAACAACTGCTTTCCGAGGCGGTTCTCCGGGTCGAATGCCGGGATTTTCTCGATGTCCCCGACCTTGGGGAACAACTGCATCATGTCGTCGTTGTACCAGTCAGCGACTTGGAACATCTTTTCTTCCTTGTCCACCCGGATTTTCTCAAAGGGGATGTGTTCCATCTTGGCGATGGTCCCAAGTTTGGACCAAGTAACTGCGACCGCAAACCCGTTGAATAACTCCAAGTCCAAGACCAGTTTCTCGGTGATGTCGTTCAGGTCCTCGGTGCTGGACATTCCGTCGAAGAACTTGATGAATCGGGCCTGCTGCTCAACGGTCAAGTCATCCCCTGCCTGCCATCCTCCGCCCATGATGTAGTTCACCTTGCCGTTGACAATGGCGTTGTGCTTGGACGACCTGCGATAGTTGTCAAGCAGGTAGTAGGGGTACTCGTTGGCAAAGCCGTAGGTGATGTATTTGCCGGACCTGTTCTCCAGCATGACTGGGACCTTATGCTCTATCCCCAACCATTGGGTGAAGTGCTGCGTTGACTTGCTCATAGCGTATGAACTGTGAATGAAAGGGCTGAAATTGCAATACTTCCACCATCGCTTACGGCATTGATGTAGATGGTAAACTCATCGTTGACCGCACCCGTAACGTAGGCCTCCGTATAAATCGCATGGCCGTTCGTGTGGGTCGTTGTGATGTCAGTCATTGACTGGTCAATCGTTGTGCCGTTCTTAGCGATGTAAACCTTGATTTGGTTGTTGTTGTTCTGCGCCAAGACCATGGACGCAGCGATGCGAAGGGTTGCACCCGTTGTGCCTGTGTAGGTCAGCGAGTTGTTAGTCCGTGAGAAATTGTAGGTTGACAAAACGCCTGATTGCATCGCACTTGTCAACTTAACCCTTTGCCCCTGCGTTGGGGTGAAAGCCGTGTTGGTATCGAGGTAAAGGTTCGCAAAGCCCCGTTCCCGGTCAAGCGTTGCGGTGTCAGCAAGGTCGTCAAATAAACCGCCCACCCGTGCAGCGGTGTTCGCCCCGGCAGCGGTTTCATTAGCAATGGTTGCAGCACTCGTTTGGAGTTGCGTTCTCGTTTGTACGCTCATGCGAAAGATTGGTCAAAGGTTGAATCGAATACCCTCACGCTGGATGCGAGGAAGGTGTTGTAAGTGGTTGTGTTTGCGTAGGTGTTGAATCCTATCGTTGCGGTTTGTATAAATGCCAAGCCCGTTTCAACGACCGCCAAAGCAGCGGCAACCGTGCTATCGGTATCGTAAACTTCGTAACGATACGAGCCTGTTTCAAGCGACCCCACGGCAATCGAAAATTGGTCATAGCGGTTGGTATAGTTGGAAAGGTTTGCGGTTTTCAGCAGGGTAAAGTCAGTTGTGGTGTTCTTGGCGATGCTGGTCAAACGCAAGATGTAGCGGTCCCCGGTGCTGGCTCGCTCGGTCCAAGTAACCGTCAGGGTGTTGGTCGTGTCAGGGTTCAGGTAAAGCATCTACCCCTAAATGTACCGACCGCCCTTATTTCACAATTTGCGCCCAATCTGCCTGTATAGTTCGGCCCGCTTCTTGGCGGTTTCGACCACGTTGAACTGCTTCTTAATGTCCCTCGTGAGGTTGTCAGCCAAGCCCTTGCGAAGGTCGGGGTCAAGAATCAACTGCTTGATGTATTTGTACCAGTCCTTGGGTTTGTTGTAAGGAACGAGAAACCCGTTCTCCCCGTGTTTGATTACGTCCGTGTAGGGGATGGTTTCGCTTGCTATTATCGCCTTATTCATCCACCCTGCCTCGACCACCTTCAACTCGGACTTGAGTTTGTTGAACTTGGTGTCCCGGAGCGGTGCAAGGGTAACGTTCACGAAGTTGTAGCCCCCGACGTAGGAGTAGATGTCAGCAGCCTGAATGCGTCCGTAGTTCGGGTTGTTGCCTTGGTCGCTTATGATTTTCTCGTACCCTTCGTACACGGGGTTGTTGTCGTTCCATCCTCCGAGATAGAGGCGGTACTTGCCGTCCAAGTTTGCATCCCAGCGTAGTTTCTGCATCCCCTCACGGAGCAGTTCCATGTCCTCGCCATGCTGCGCACCACCGAACCAACCGAACTTGACGAGGTGCTTGTCGGGTTCTTCTTCGGGGTTGGGGATGAACTGCTGATAGGCTTCGTAGGGTTCGTTTTGCAGGATGCTCACATTCGCATTTAGAGGCCGTATGCGGGCAGCAAGGTGTTCGGTGGTACAGGTAACCCAATCGGCTAATTTGATGTGCTTGCGGATGACCTCTGCGAGTTTGGTTTGATGGTAGTGGCGGTACATGATGTGGCCGCTCTCAAGGACCCAGTAATCGTCCAAGTCAAGGATGACTTTCGCCCCGTATTGGGTCAGGGCTTTGTAAACATTTTCGACTTGCTCCATGGTTCCCTGACACCAAAGCCGGCTGAACAGGAACAGGTCAATTGAACGAAGCCCCTCGTCGCTGATGGTCGTGATGTTCTCCACGCACACGTAATCGAACTCCGGGTAGTTGTCGCCCAAGTATGCGTTCGGCATTTCAAGGCGGTAATAACTGCACCCGGTTGGATGGGCGTTGTAAACGATGCAAATCTTCATGGCCGTAAAAATAAGAAGGGCAGCCATTGCTGACTGCCCCTCTCAAACCTCAGATGATGAAAACCTAAGCCAAAGATACTACGAGCCGAGTATCTGCGCAGTCGATGGTGAAAAGACTGTGGATGCAATTGAGAACATCGGGTCAGGCTCCATCCCGGTAAGTGTCAACTCGTACCCGCTGCGGTCCCCGAAGGCAGTACCAGTTCCAGCGGTTCCAGCGGTTGCTTCCAAGCCGTTGGCAGAGCCCAGCAACCAGTAGCGGTTGTTGTTGTCTTGGACAATCACGATGACTCGGTTGCGGACCAGCAGACGGAGTTCGTTGCGGACTGCGACTTGCAGTTTGTTGATGGTGAAGGTTACTTCGGGGGTGTAGTAGATTGAGCCGTTCTCGATGCTTGCGTTCAAGGTTTCAGTCAAAGACGAAGTGGCCTTGGTCAAGTCGTACTCAAAGAACCCACCCGAAGCGTACCCCGTGAAGCCCGTAACCGCACCTGAAAGGTTGGCATTGCAGGACCCCGTTGGGATG